CTCGTCTACGGAAGTCAGCGGGTTTAGCACCTGGCCACTTCTCTTTCGAATAACGATGAAGTGTAGTCCAGTAAACAGCTAAATTGATGACACATAAGATTGGGAAAGAAAGAGGGTGCCCCATGGGTTGACCCTGCGTGTTTCTAATAGTAACCTCAGGTTTTCCTTCTGCCCTGTCTTCTTTAGACTGAGGGTAGATAACAGTTCCCGTTTTAAAGGAATCCATCGCTAAACCATAATGAGGACTCTTTCCCGCGAGAGGTTTTAGAGCTAAGAAAGTGCATTCCTTATTAAGGAAATCGGTAGCACTTTCGTAATCTGCAGAGCAGAAATATGGTAGCTCATCCTTTCGACTCTCCATCTTTGCGATCTTAGGGCAAAGATCTTGGAGCAGCATTGTCGAGGCTGGACATTGTTTCCATCCTGACAAAAGCTGTGATTGCAGAGGCTGAAGGGCGGTGTATGTATAACCATCACCCTTTGTTATTATCCTAAACTTAGAAGGTTCAGGGATAGCAACAACTTTTAGGTCACGAGAATGGTTTATAGAACTACCTTTCTCGAAGTCAGCACTTGACTCCATAGTCTTATAAAGAGCACTATCAAGAGTCCTCTGCCGCCAGTCATTAAATGACCGGCAAACCTGCGCCATCTTAGATTCTAAGATGCCTGTTACAGGACCTATACTTGGTTCAAAATTGGCAAACAGGGATGCTGAACCTCCATCTTTAATCTTCGCTTGGAGACAAGAATGAAGAGAAGGTTGGATCTTGGTGGGTAGAACATTCATTCTATCACCTTTCAGAAAGATGGTTGTAGAAGCCATCTGAATAGCATCTGCCAAATCTCCTGGAAGTTTATGATCAGCATACAGCTGTCTCGAGAGACAGTTTCGGTGCTTTTCAAAAGCTTCCTCCAACTTTACTTCGCCCAGCTGTGGCCAGATCTTCTTCGAACCTTTACCTAAAGAATAAAGGAAGGAGAGATCTCGCCGGGCTTGTGCACGAAGTACAAGTAGACGGAGATAGCCTGTAAACAGCGTTTGTGTAATCCACTCTTTCCGGACAGGGACATATTTTGTCTTGTCACGAAAAGCCTTAAACATGATGACATCAAGCCAATACTTTGTAAAGGTTTGGTCTTTGTCATCCGGGGTCCTATACTGGTGAAGAACATCCAGCATATGACGAGTGGAACGCGCAAGTCTTTCAAGTTCCTTTTGAGCTATTTCTTTCTTTGAGAAGTATCTCGTTATAAAAGGGAACAAAAGAGACACCACGATTGTGATGGTAGCTTCCCCAAAGGAAGCTTTCTTGAACAAGCGAAGAGCCCTGTTCAATATCAGGGATATAACTCTTCCAACGTGGGACGCTGAAAGATTTATACCGGCGACAGTCGTATCGCCAACGATATGACACCCTTGACCTTGTGTGAGTCGCTCACTCCCAGGGGAACTCAGTTGTTCATGCAACTGCTTTCCTGGCGAGCTGAGTCTCACTCCGCGGGCAAGAATGCCGGTGGG